GCGGGGTTGTTCCCCCCGCCGCTGACGTAGGCCGCGTTCTTGACCCGAGCAATCTCGCCGTACGCTGCACGCAGCAAGCTCGTAGCCTGCTGGTCGTTGAAGTCTCCGTTGTTGTACTTCGCAGCGATGTACGCCTCGACCTCATCCTTGGTGAAGTCGCCCGAGGCAATACCGGCCATGACCTCTTCGTTCTCGGCTTCCTGAGCCATGTCGAACTTGGACGCCTGCTCAGTCTTGTACCGCTCGTGTGCGTTGAACACCTGCTGTATCTGCTGAGGCGTGGCCTGTAGCTCGTACAGCACCTTCATGCCACCGAGGCTATCCCACAGGGCACTGCTGCCCTGATCGAGTTGCATCGCCAGCGCCGAGGCGACAGCGGTTGCCTTCTCTTCGGGACGGAAGCCCTGCACACTGTCGAGCAGCGTACGCGCGTCCGTACCCTTGGCCGCCTTCGTCTCCGTGCCCTCAGCAACAGCAACAGCATTCGTGCTGCCGACGATACGGCCGAGGAACGTGTGCCCGCCGATCTTGATTTCACCACCGGCTGCGGCCTTCTCAGCCGCGTACCAGTCAGGCTTGCCGTCTGCGTCACCCGCAGCGAACATGCCCGCTTCGGAGAAGTAGTGCGTAGCGCCGCCCGTCATATCGACGGTGTGTCCGCTCATCACGGCATCGTAGACCCTACCGGCGCGCTCGTACTGAGGGGTGCCAGGTCCGTACTTCGACACAAGATCGTTGCCGCCGTTGTCCTTGCTGTTCCACGCTGAGAACTGCTTGTCGGCCAGTGCGACTTCGGCAATCGTCTTGCCCCACTTGCCCGTGGCCCTGCGGTTGCGTAGTACCCACGCCACACCGGCCAGACCGACTTCGCCTTGGTTCGCAGCCTCACCCAGCATGGTGCGGATAGCCACGTCTCGGTCCTTCGCGGCACCGATCACCGGCACCGACACAGGCTCGCCCGAGATAGCCAGCGCCTGAGCATAGTTGCTCCGCGGAGTGTTCCCCGCCACGTCTGCCGTAGACACCAGAGCGTTCGTGAACTCGTTGAGCTTGCGCCCCTTGTTCCACTGGTTGTTCGCCTGTAGCTGAGCGCCTGCGAGCTTGGGACCCATGTCCTCGAAAGCGGCCACGTAGACCTTGCGGACTTCGGGGTCCTCTGGAAGGTCCTTGAGTGCAGCGGCCCGCTTCTCCATCAGAGAAGACTGGTACGCCTTCGGGTCCAGTTCCTGCGCACCGTTCTCGAGCGCAAGCAATTCGTTCTGGTAGAACTCGTTCGCACGGTTCGCTGCGTTCAGCGTCTCGTACCCACGCGCCGTGTACTTGTTGCCGTTCGCAATGAGCGATGCATCCGTGATGCCACTCATGAACGCCATCTTGCCGCGCGTAATCTCTTCGTCTTGCTGCTTGGCAAGCTCACCGGCAAGCACCTGCTGCACCCCGCCTAGGAGCTTCACAAGCGTACCGTCACTCACCTGCCCACCGGACTGATTGGGGTTACTCACCCCGCTCAGGCCCAGCGTGCGGGAGGGTGCAGGGGCCACGCTCGACAGCGGGTCGCTCACAACCTCCCTACGGCCGAACTCAGCCATGAAGTCTCCTATTCGTTGAACAAGTCGTATGCGTCAGTTGCGAAGCCGAGCATGTACGTAGCCGGTGAGGGCATAGGCACACCACGGAAGTCCTTCGAGAGCTTGGCCGACATGGCGCTGCCCTGACGCTGTTGATCGAACTGCATGTACTGAGCCGACAGGTCTTTGCCGATCTGGTCCAGCATCAGTGCTTCGCTCCGACCGATGTCGTAGAGCGCGATGTCCACGCTTCGACCGGTAGTCCCGGATGCAGCCGCAGCAACCTCTGCGGATGCCTTGGTCTGGTATGCAGACTTCTTCACCGCGAACGCATCACGGCTGGCCTTCTCACGGGCCAGGTTCTCGTTGACCGTGATTGCGTTCTGGTTCCCGGCGTCCTGAATGGACACCATAGTGTTGTTGTAGAGCTGCCACTTCTTGTCTTGGACAGCCTGCTTGCGTGCCTGCGTGTAGCCGAGAATGGCCTTCACACCGGAGACACCCAGCATGGCAGTGTCTGCCCACATATTAGCCTCCTGTGCTAATGCGCTTCCCGCGCTTCTGGTACTGGCCCGCCCAATCCACATCGAGGATGCTCATGGGCAGATAGCTGTCGCTGTAGATGACGACCTCGCCACGATCCGTGCGTTCACGGAAGGGCACGATGAAGTCGTTGTCGGATAGGTTCGTCTCGCCCACCACGCTCTCAATGCTGCCCACCACTCGGCCGTTGTAGGCCAGCGGAGGACCATTGCCCCAGCGGGTAATCATCTGCGCCACGATGTAGCCGGTGCGCAGTACGCTGATGACGAAGTTCTTCACCTTGAGCTTGCCGGACGACACCACCACACCGTCCTGATCCTTGACCAGCGGCATAGTCGGCACGTACCAGCGAAGGTACTTGATGCCACACACAAGGTTGCCGCCCAGCATGGTACGGGACAGAGTGACCACGTAGCCCACACCCACCTGATAGACGATGCTCTGGATCGGCACAGTCATGCCGGGGTTCTCACAGTTGAGTCCCTGCACCACTACGAGATTCTGATCGTGCATCCAGTCGAACGGCAGTACGAACTGCGTATCAACATCCAGCACGTCGAAGCGGCTATCCAGATGCACAGGGAAGTCGATGTCCTGCTCGTCTAGCAGGTCCAGCACCATGCGGTGTAGGAAGTAGCCATCGTCAGTGAGCGTCACGAAGTAGATGCGGTCGTTCACGAAGAACATGTACGCCACTTCGTGCTTGAAGTCCCACTTGCCCCATGCGGACTGTACCTTCTCAGTCTCGTTGTTCCAGATGTACTGGTACACGTAGACAAGGTGAGAGTCGGTGTCCGTGCGCACCAGCAGCATGCCTTGGTTGGCCGACGCGATCATCAGGTTGGCCTTGCCGACGATGTACTTCTTGACATGGTCCGTGATGGATCGTGCGTCGAGCTTGGCGTCGTTGCTGTTGGTCGTGTAGAACTCGCGGATACCCGTGAACCGTCCGAACTCGGTGGCGGCGTGCACCACGTTGCCCGAGCCCACAGGGCTGGCGTCAAGCTGCGTCTCGTAGGTCGCAGCGGGCACCAGTGCCGCGTTGTCCGGTGTCAGCGCCGAGCGTCCCGACACGATGAACTGTCCGCCACCACGGGAGAAGATCACGAGGTCCTTGTTGTGCTCAGTGATCGAGGACAGCAGACTGCCCTTCTCGGAAGTAGAGGCGATGTCGATAGGATCGGTGTCAGCCTTGGCAGCAGCCGACCCACGCCACATGTTGCTGCTCTCGTTCGTCCGACTGGTGACGAAGTTCTTGCCCGCCACGAAAGCCAAGCGGCTCTGGATAGCGGACACGTCATTGATCGGTAGACCGATGAAGCTAGGCTGCGGGTTCGAGACTTCCGTCCCCACCGACCTGTCAGTCCATGTCCCACGGTCCAGCGTGAACACGCCAGTGTCGGGATCGTAAGTCAGCATGTGCGGCATAGTCGCAGCGTCGATCTGGTACGGGATGCCGGGCTTCACGCACTCGGTCCAGTAGCCAGCCTTGCCGAAGCCATCCCCGATGTTCGAGGCCGTCTCCGTCACGAACTGTAGCCACACGTCCTTCTCAGGATCGACTTCCGTAGCCACACGCACCACGTAGCCATTCGGGGCGATACGCGGAAGCTGCTCGTTGTCGGACACCTGAGCGACCATAGCCTTGAAGTTCACATTGCCCGCGTCATCCGACACGGACACTTCAAAGGATGCAGACGAGTTCGAGATAAGGATCACGTCTTGGAACCGGGTCACGGTCCACGGTGCGCCGGTCATGTAGCCGGTGCTGACGAGCTGGCTCGTAGAGCCGTCAGGCGTAGTCGTACCCGCCGCGCTCGTGAGCGCAGCCGCTAGGCGCGTAGCAATGTGCGACGTGCGCACCTTGTCGATGTCTGTAGCAGTCGCGCCGTTGGGAGGGGTGTAGCTCGCGCGGACCACGCCGCCGACGCTGATTTCGTACTTGCGGTTATACGCACCGCCAAGCACTTGCAGGATAGCCATGTTCGGCTTGCCAGCCCCAGCGTTCGCGTAGGACTTCACTGCACTAGTCATCGCCGGGACCACGCCCGTGTTCACGATGATCGTCTGGTTCTCGTCCTCGTCCGTGTAGAAACGGAGCAGGCCCGGAGTAGCCAGGTATGACGTGCCGTTCACCACGGTCACGGTCTTGTTCACAGCGTTCAGGTCGCTGCACTTCACGACACCATCCGCCTGCACACGCATGACGAACTTCTGGTTGTCGCTCATCTGGAAGTCGTGCCACGCCACCACGTTATCCGCAGCGACGCCCACCTTCCCGACCACATCGGTAGGCGGTCGCGAGGACAGCCCGTCGATAGGATCGGCATTCATATTGATCTGCTCAGTGCACTGTCCCGCCAGCCTGTCACGGGGCGGTTGCTGAGACACACCCTGTAAGAGTGACTTAAGACTGCCGTCCACCTTCATAGTGGCTAGCCTCCAATAAGGTTAGGATTGGTGCCCGTACTCCCTGCCTGTATCTTGAGGGCTTGGGCCTGCGGGCTCTGCAACGCATTCACAGCGAGAGTGCTGAGTTCCTTGGCGTAGAGGTTCGCCCATGCCGTCTGGCGCTCTTCCTTGAGCACCTGCTGCTTGGACATATCGCCGTCATCGCTGAGGTTCGCCTTCTCACGCGCCAGTGCGCCGAGGTAGGTCTGCGCCACAGGCGGGATGTCGTCCAAGTCTAGCTGGAACACCAAGTCGCACACGATGTCCTTATTGATGACGTTCGTATGCTCAATAGTGTCGTAGACGTACTGGCCGCGCCGCACGTAGCGAGCCTTCTCTTTCGGGGAGAGGTTCTTGAGGATGTCTGACGCAATCGCAAAGGATAGCGCAGTCGTAGGTACAGTCACGCGGCCGTTCAGGTCCTTCACCAGCTTCACGTTGGTTTCGCGGTTGAACCACCATCCCCGTGACTGCATGTCGAAGTCCTCACTCTGGAGGATACCCTGCATCTGAATGACGCTCGGGTGCATTGTTTCGAGAGACGCTTGGCGCGCCTCACCGACTACTGCCAGCATCGAGTTGACGATGCGGAGTTCGGCTATACCGGCCATCTGTAGCTCCTAACGAACATAAGGGGCTGCACCCCGAAGGATACAGCCCCTAGTGAACTGCTCAGGCTTACGCCTTGAACACCGCGCCGCAACAGTCAGGGCGATTCACGCCCACGCCGAACGCGAGGAAGCTGTCGATGAACCACTGCTTCTCTTCACGGTTGAACCACACGTCCGAAGTCAGCGGGATAGTCTCGCCAGCCCACAGGCCCTTCGGATGGAAGATCACCGCAACAGCCTTGGCCTCCGCGTCGGAGACATCGTAGGCGTAGCTGTTCGCAGCGTTCGAGAGGTCGTGACCCTCGATCTTGTTCTGCGGGATACGGGCGGTCTTGACGATCCGCGCACCGCCGATTTCGTAGAGGATGCCCTTGGCAACATCGCCGTTGCCCGCAGCGAAGTCGCGCGACACCAGCTTGTTGTTGTTGAGCAGGGTCTGGAAGCGCGTCGGGCGCACCATGACCACACACTCTTCAATCGGAATTTCCTCTTCTTCCATCGCAGTGAGGATCGAGACAATGGCTTCCGCCAGCTTGTCGGGATCGTCCTCGTCACCAGCGGTGGCCAGAGTCTTGTTCTTGCCTGCGCCGATCGACTGCTTCGATGCAGTGCCATCGCCCAGCACGGGAGCAGGGGCCTTGGAGCCCTTGATACCCATGATGATGAAAGCCTGATCGAAGAACTTGCCGATCTCCTTACCGTGGTCCTGCGCAAGCTCCATACGCGCATCGAAGTGCGTCTGGAAGTCGTTGAGCATAGAGCGGTTGTCGCGGGCCAGAATGACCGTATCGACAGTCAGAGCGACCTTACCGAACGGCGTAGCCTCAGCTTCCGGACGGACACCAGCGGTCAGCTTCTTGAGAGTGGTCTTGCCAACGCGGTTGTTGACAATAGTGTCGGTCCCACGGACCGGACGTACCTTCACGAACTCTCGCATGAAGGACGACTTGGCAAACTGGCTCTCGACCTCTCCGCCGTACTGATCGATCAGCAGATCGACATCGACATCAGAAAGATCGGGACCCGGAATAGTAGTAGACATACTAGTAGTCGGTTCCTCTTGGAATTATTCCATATAGGGAGGGTTAGATGCCTGCGGCCTTGCCAGCCTTGCGGCGGGCGTGGAGCGCGGCGATCTGGTGGGCCGGGAGCTTGTTGCGCTCGGCGTCATGCAGGGCAGCGACGTAATCCTTGCGGCTCAGCGGCTCGCCCACAGCGGCTGCGGGTGCATCGCCGGTCGTGATCTTGGCCGTACCGAAGCCCTTGGTATTCGGGTCCGCATCGTACGCAGCCTTAAGCTGCTCGACTGCGATCCTGCGGCTCTCGCCACCCAGGTCGATCATCTTGCGGTAGCTGTCGACCTTGGCCTTGAACTTGCCCGTAGTGTCGGCCTTCTCCGCAGCCTGCGCCCAATTCTTGAGCGTGACCCAATTGGCCTCGCCACCAAGCTGCTCGTAGGTGTCGGTGACGATGGCGCGCTGTTCGGCAAGTGCACCGTCCCAATACTGCTGCACGCCGTTCTTCGCGAGCAGGGTCTTGGTGGGGCCGAGCTTCTTCTCGATACCGACCCAATCGATCTTCGTCACGTCGCCGTACTTGATGGCGTCAGCGAAGAACGCATTGGCCTCGACCACCGAGACGTTGCCTTCCTTGAGCAGTTCCACAACGGCATTGGCCGAAGGGTCGTCGAACTGCATGTACTGGTCCTGCCAGTCCTGCGCAGCCTGCTCGTCCTTCTTCTCGGGCTCATTGCCCGTGCCGTGCGTCTCGTCGTCCTCGTTGGCTTCCGCAGCCGCAAGGGCTTCGGCTTCCTTGGCCTTCGCCGCTGCAATCTCTTCCGCAGTCGGGGCGGGCTTGTTGTTCTCCCCGGAGGGAGGGGCCTTGGGAGCCCCTGCGGTGGTCTGACCCTCGTTCAGGTCCTTCGCCGCTGCACCAGTGTTGGCCAGTGCTTCTTCAGTTGCGGTAGCCGCAGTCGTCATGCATTCTCCTGTACTGCGGCAGTACCGGCGGCCTCAGCCACCTTACCCGCAGCGTCCTGTTGTACTTGTTGGGCACGCTGCTGCTGTGCAGCCTGTGCGTCCGCCTGCATCTCTGCCGGGGACTTCACGAATTGCGTGTATTCGACCTGACGGTTCGTACCGATCAGAGCCATGAACTTGTCGGGCTTGATAGCCGCTTGGAACATTTCCGGCACAGTCTGCAACATAGCCAGATCGGCCATGAACATGCGCAGATTGTCCAACTCACTGATGCGAGACAGACTGTCCATACCAGTGATGACCTTCGGCTTGATGCCTTGGTTCACACCGTCGAACTCAGTCTGGTCGAGGGAGATATTGGCTACGGGCACCTGCCACGTAGCTGCAAGTCGCGAGTAGATGCCCCCGTTCGATGTCTCTAGCTCGTTCGCATCACGGCGGATTTCCTCTGCCGTCACGCGCTCAGCGTTACGCTGGTTGCCCTGCGCATAGAGGAAGCCCTGCGACAACTGCCGCTCGCTCCGCTCAATCATAGAGACGAGGAACTGAGCGTTAGCCTGCCCCTCATACTGCACCGCAACGATGTCGCCTTCTCGTCCCGCATGGTACGATCCGGGAGGGCTGTTGTTCAGTGCAGCCACGTCGAGGTTGCTGCCGGGGTTCACGAGGAACTTGATGTCGCCCATGATGGCGGCAACGTTCATCAGACTGTTCGTGAACACCTCAATGGCGTGGAACGCACCGGCGTACTCAGACACCAGCCCACGACCATAGTCCTCACCGCGTACGAGGTTCCAAGTCAGGACCACCCACGGCATCGTAGCCTTCGGCCAGATGTTGTCCGTAGTGTCGAGGGCCATGTGATCGGCCGCCTGATAGACATGGAACTTGCCGTCAGTCTCGAGCTTCACCTGCGTGTAGATCGTGACTTCCGTCTTGTCGTCGTACTGCGTCTTGTGCGTGGGGCTCTTGAGTTCCTTGAGCGCCTTCTGCACGTCCGGGTGGAACGTCTCGAAAGCCTTGCTCTCACGGGTCATCACTTCGATGACTTCGCCAGAGAGGTCCCGCACGACGCAGTAGTCCCGCAGACTGTAAATCTGTACGGGCTTGTTCGGCGGGTGGTACTCTAGGGCATTGCCCGTGATGATAAGCAGCTTGGCTGCATGGATAAGCTGCGGCCGGTAGGCCACCATATCCAAGTAGTCGATGGCCTTCTTCTCGGCCTTCGCAAGCTCCTTCTCAATCTTCACCATCAGGTCGGCCAGCTTGGACGCCACGTCCTCTGCTGCGGCCTGTCCTGTAGGATTGAGGGCACTCTCGATCTGCGCCTTCATGTTCTCGTCCAGCAACAGCCGGAAGAACGACGCCTGCGATGGGAACAGAGTGCTCACGCACTTGTTCGCTAGATGGTTGACGCACGCTGCGCCGATAGGATCGGCCGGGGTCTTGAGACGTACCTGTGTATTGGTCGTCACAGGTGCGAACATGTACGGCAGGGTCCACCCAGCGTACTGCTCAGCGTCTGCCTTGATCGTCCCCTTCTTCCCGTCCAGATACTCCCAGCGCTGCTTCAACTCGGTCTGCTTGGAGACGACCGGCTTCATTAGAGGCCCAGCTCGGTCGTGCGCTTGCGCGGGCTATCCGGGGAGCCGATAGCGATGCCGATGCTCGTGTTGCCAGCGCCCGCCACCTTGCGAGTGGGTGCAGTGTCAACGACTGCTTCGGACTTGACCTGGCCCGCCTGCCGCTTCTCACGGACGGCGACTGCGGCGGGAGGTGCAGCCTGTGGCTGCTGCTTCGGCCCACCGAACAATCCTTCAAAGAACTTGGCGCACATCAGAGGGTCAGCCCCGACTTGCCAAGGCCACCGAGGGAGACAGCGGCTGCGCGCTTCTCCGTGAAACCAGACCCACGGGTCAGGCTCTCAGCGGACTTCTTCTTCTGGTCACGGCCCACCCGCACATCGGCACCAGCCTTGCGCGTAGTCGGGGCCGCAATGGCAGGCGCTTCGGCCGCAGGCGGGTTGACGATAGTATCGCCCCCGCCGAACAGCGCAGCGCCCGCCGTGACTGCCATCATCACGGCAGTCAAAGGGTCACACATTACAGTTCCTTTACGAGTGACGAGCCCGTAGAGTTGAACCCTAGGCGCTCGTACAGTTTGCGAACGCCCTCGTCGTTGATGCCCGTTGTAGAGCCGACGTAGAGCTTCTGAGCGCCACGCTGGCGTGCCATGTCCGTGAACATGCGGATCAGCTTGACAGCATGCCCACCGCCACGGTTCTTGGGCGTCACGTAGAGCATCCACTCCGATGCTTGCGGCACCGGGGTAGTCCACGGAGCAGAGACACTTCCGAACATCACACCTTGCGCCTCGCCCATGTAGTCGTGGCACATTGCCCCGAACAGCACTCCGGCATTCCACGCGGCGCGTAGGTAGTCGAGGCTGTGGTAGGGATCGACGGTCTGCTTGCTGTAGACGGGACTCTCGTCATTCATCAACAGCGCCAGCCGTACGACATCCTCTAGATGGTAGTGGCGAAGGTCTTTGTAGATCATTCGGGTGTCTTAAGCTCTCGGTTCACAGTCTTCTCGGGTGCACGCGCGATGGTCGCAGCTACGAGGGCCAGACATGCCTGCATCCCGGCCGCGTACATGATCTGCTCATGCGTCATGGCGTTGGGGTACAGGTCGGGCTTCTCGCAACGGGCGGCTAGCGCGTCGTAGTATTCCTGAGTGACTTTGTGGGGGGATGCAGCGAATAAGCTCACTGCTGCGGGTCCGGTGGCGAAGTAACGACTTCGTACAGGTTCTCCGCTACCAGAAAGCGTACTAGCTCATCTGGTAGCGGTTGCCCTGCGGCTACGAATGCAATTGCTTGCTCTAGCTTCGCCTCATCGGACAGGTCTTCGTAAGACATCTGCCTTTCCTAATGGGTATTCCATATAGGGAGGGTGAGGCGTCTCAGCCGAAGAAGTAGCGGCTCTCCTTGACCTGCTCGATGTCGAGCGTGCCGTAGGCCGGGAGGTCCGGCATTTCGAGGCCGGTTTCCTCCTGCTGGCGCTTGAAGTCGGCCAGCGGATCATTCTTGGTGTACTGGTCCACGAACGCTTCCCGGATGCACTCGTGCAGCGCATCCGTGTCGGCGGCGTGGGTGCCGTAGTCGTCGTGGATCACAGCGAGGCTGTAGATACCGCGAGCGTTCGCCATGCGCACCGTAGCGCGCAGGTGGTTGCCGTCCTGACTGTGCACGAAGTTCGGGCTGATGCCGTTACGCTGCGCTGCCTTGTCCAGGTCGTCGGTCTTGCTGCCCACTCTGATCTGGAAGCGGCCCGCAAGCTGCGTCTCGATCTTATACGTCTCCACCGTCCGCATATCCTGCACCACGGGGAAGCCATCGGCGGTACGCCAGTGGATAGGCTCGTTGCCACGGTTCATCGCCGTGGCGCACTTCTGTAGCCAGTCCATTGCGTCTCGGGCAGCTACCACCACCTCGCCGATAGAGTTCCAGAGGACAGGGGTAAGCTGTACGGCCGCCGAGAAGGACGCGCCGAAGAACTGCTTGTCCGTCTCGATAATCGACTGATGTATGTAGCGTGTGCACGACTGTCTCGTCGCCCCGTAGGGCAACGTCATAACCGGCCGCTTGGCTAGTGATCGCGGTATCGTACCATTCCCGTAGGTACTGGCGAAGTCGATCCACTTCGGCAGCAGAGAGTCCGCTTCCAGCGTCCCTCCCGCTATCAGGCTGTTCAGGTTCGTGTAGCATACTCGTGCTACCTCCCTGTAGATGTCGGACGGCTTGTCGGCAGGTACGAGGTTTGTAGCACGTCCGCCGACTTCGTCTCGAAGCATAGCGGAGAAGTGCTGCAATCCGTTACAGCTACCGTCCAGACCCACAGGAATACGGCTAACGTAGTCATGGCCCATAGCCCGCGCCGCCACCGCTCCCGCATACTCAAAGATGGCTGCGAGGAACTGCCAAGGCTTGTCCGCGTCCTTCCATACATCCAAGTGGTCCAGTGGTGCCCGAGCCGCAGCCAGAAGCTGCTCTTTGCGCTCATCGACCCAGCGGACTCGCTCGTCGTAGTCTTCCTTGTCGTACCCGTACCGATTGGCAAGGTGTACCCGGAGCCAGTAGAAGCCGCGCTCACCTAGGGGCTTCCCGCGATAGAAACGGAGAAGTCCTTTGGCAACGTCTGGTCCCTGCGGGGAGAACCCGGCTGTTGCGGTGTAGAGACGCCCACGGAAGTCTGCGTACCAGACGTACCAGAAACGCGGGTGTTGGGCGTACTCGTTCGCCATGCGGATGATCCGCGTGACTTGGAACGACTTGCTGACACGGTTCTTTTCCTGCGTGTAGACCTCAGTCGCATACAGCTTCCACTCATCGAGTTGAGCCGTCTGCTGCGGGGTCAGTTCTTCTCCCTCGATGTGCGCCACCGGGGACGGCTCAGGCACCAGCCTCTCGCTGCCGGGCATACCGACAGCAAGGTTCTGAGCCCAGCAGTCCTTCATGACGGCCAGCACTTCGGTGTTCACTTCCCACTCAACAGCTTGGACGCCGTTGAGAGCTTCCTGCACCAACCCCAGGTCGGCACTGGCGAGCGCCTTCTTCTGCGCTACAGAGCCAGTCTTGACCATCGGTGTAGACGAGCGCAACTGAGGGCTATAGTAGCCTCCCTGATGCAGTCCGGTCCACTTATCGGGCTCAATGATGCAGGGGCTCCTGTCGGGGAACAGGAACCTGCTCAGTTCTTCATGATCGGCCACCCACTTCTTAGCCTCTTCGGTAGGCTGTAGCATCGTCTTGGTCTTGCCAGCCGACTTGAGAGTGACCTTGGTAATCAGGTTCGTGTTGACGAGAACAAGGTCAAGCATACGCACACCGACATCGACCCGTTCGATGGCAGTCCAACTGACCCACTGGTCTTGGTATACGTTAGCTTGGTGCGTGAGGACGCGGTGCATGAACCTGTAGTCCTGCGTGCCCTTCCGCTTGAAGTCCTTGATTATCTCGTCATAGTAGTTTCCGTGCATCTCCTTGAAACGAGAGAACCTAGCCTCGTCCTCGATCATCCTGCCGATGCGGGATGCCGTCTGCACTAGCTGCTCGTCCAGCGTGAACGAGTTGAACACAGCACGCAGGGCAATGAACACGGCAGTATCGGTAGGCACCCGCCGAAGAAGGGCACGTGCCTTACCACGGTTGCCTGCGGTGCTCTTGTCCAAGAACTCTTGCAGCTTCTCAACCAGTGGTGTCAGGTAGTTCTCGATAAGTCGCTTCGCGTAGGTGGTCTCTCCACCTCGTCCGCTAGCTTCCTGTTTGCGGAGGGCTCCCGTATAAATCTCGGAACCCCTTGTGAGCATACCCTGCTCTAATGCCAACTGCGCTTCTATGCTAGACACTGATCCTAAGTAGTCGTGGCAGACTTCTTCAATGCTCGCCGCTTCCTCGCGAGCTTGTTGGTCCTGAGCCGCTTCTCTTCGTCAGTCTTGTGAAGTGGGTGCAGAAGTCCCCACTGATCTTCCTCATGCTTAAGCAGGTATTGGATCAGACGACCGAGGTATTGCACCGGGGGTTTCCCCCGGCGCGCCCGGTTCACAAGGTTCTTGATCTTGCCCTCTATGCCGTTACAATTTCGGCACAGCACTCCACGTACCCGGCCACTAGTGTGGTCGTGGTCGAGGCAGGTACTGGCGAAAGGCATAGCTTCGCCGCACAGGGGGCAGGTGCCGCCCTGTCTGTCGAAGATGGCTTTTCTGACTAAGGAGAGTTCGGCTGTCTTAAGCCGACGCAGCACCCAGCGCGAACTTGTTCACAGCGCCGTCGCTGTAGCTGATCCGCCTTGTGTGGCAGACAGCGTTCAGCTCAGTCGTGTGGATAGCTCGGTTGAGGGTGTGCAGGACCCATGCCCGGACATGCCGCTTGATCTTGCGGCGGTCTGCACGGCCTTCCCAGGTGAAGTGTGCCCAGCACCGGGGATGGTATTCTTCGCCCGTTTCCGGGTCAGTCGAAGCGCCCCCAAGGTAGGGAACGCTAAGATGCGTCTTCATGCTGCAATAGCGCCTTGGATGTAGTCCGTTACGCACATCGGGTTTTCCCGCTTGACGCGCATCCAGACAAGTTGGGCCTCAGACAAGAAGGCGCGACCCCACTGCACGGGACTATTATCCCGCCAGTTGACGAAGCCTACTTCTTGCCCATAACGCTTGTACAGGTCGCGCACAGTCTCGTACGCTTCCTTGTCGTTGTAGCAATTGCTGAGGATGTCGAGTGCAGCCATAGGACCACAGGGTGACGGCTTTCCCAGCATCCGGATTACTTTCGGCAGACCGGACGTATTGTCCGCTGGGTCCCCCATGAGCATCTGCGCCCAGAAGAACTTCCTGCCGTAGCCATCCAGTACCTTGCCGCCACTCGGGCGAACGCGAATCTCTAGCTCACCGTAAGGGTGCGCATCGATAATCTCGCCGGTGTCCCAGTTAAGATGTAGACCGGGCACCATATTGAGGTCTTTATCCTTCGATGCAATGATCGAAAGTTGCCGTTCTCCAGCGGCTATCGCCTCGTACTGCGCCGACGACATGCCGTCATCTGCTTCGCAGTTCGAGTGCTGCGTAGCGGGAAACTCTTTCGCAAGCCAATCACGAATTACGTGAAGATATTGCGGTTTCGGTTTTCCCTTACGTGTTGCTTGGTACTCCTTGAGCAAAGCAATCTCGCCACGATTGCCCTTGTTGCTGGTGGCAGGGGTCAAGTGCAGATGCACTTTTGTGGCCCCCGCCAAGGACTTAAGCTCAGCAATGGCGATACGGCCATTGTGCTTCATGTCATCCAGAGACTTCATGCCTTCCTCACCCGCGCGCTCAGCGGATACCTGATATGCGAGGAAGTCTGCGTCGATGTGGACCGTACGACCCTGTACCGGCTCAGGGATCGGGAGGGACGGCGCAGCGTGCGCCAGTCCCCCCAGGTCAATCCCGTTGACGATCATGCTGCGAGCCCGAGCGCCGCCAGAGCCGCCTGAGCGTCGTCAGCGGCCGAAGTCTTCTGGCCGGTGGTCTGCTTGGCCTGAGCCGCCGCTGCCGCTGGCGGGGTCGCCACGCCGCCATGCGGGGCATTGTCGTCGGTGTCGAAGGGCGCACCTTCTTCCTGCGCCGGTTCCACGCCCGGCTCGATGCTCAGCCCACCGAGGCCGTGCAGCATCGCTTCCAGAGCGGAGCCCTTGTACTTGGTCGAGGAGAGAATCTTCTCCTGAATCCAGTTCTTCGACCGCTTCGTCACCGTACCGTCAGCGTTCTTCACTTCGGTGTAGCCGTCGATGAAGAGCGACTGCCACGTCTCGGGCGTCGGGTTGTCGAACAGGAAGATGCGAACCGGACGCATCGGGTCCTTCACCGGGAGCGGCACCACATTCACCTCGCCGGTGGGGATACCGTCCGCCATGATCGGAACCTCGACACGCGGCGC